AAAGGCACAGAAAAACAATTCCATTTGTATTCATCAACATCACAAGGTAATTTGACAAAATTGCAATCTGAATGGAATTTGGATAAATTAGATGGTACCGGTAAAAGTGGAATTAATTTAGATATCAGTAAGGTGCAAATATTGGTAATTGATTTACAAGCATTATATGCCGGTCGTGTACGTGTTGGATTTGATATCAATGGTGTAATTGTTTATGCACATGAATTTTTACATTCAAACAGTATTACACCACCATATTTGGCATATGCGAGTTTACCGGTTCGTTGTGGAATGACATGTACCGATACATCAACAACATCAATGTATTTTTTATGTTCGGCCGTTATTTCTGAAGGTGGTGGAGATGATGTAAGTCAATTTGGATATACATTTCAACAAATGAGTGGATCAACAAATGTTTTGACATCAGATACACATATATTGACATTGAGGCCTAAATTATTATTTAGTGGTTTAACAAACAGATCACGTGTATCATTTATTGATGTTGAAATTTACAATGGTGGAAATCAACCGGTTCAATGGGATTTGGTTGTTGGTCAAGCGTTATCCGGTACAACAACATTTAATGATGTGAGTGCATTGTATTCATCAACCGAATTTAACACGGCCGGTACATTGAGTGGTGCATATGCCGTTAAAATAGATGGTGGATGGGTTCCGGCAAGTGGAAGTGTAAAAACCGTTACAAATACGGCAATAAATTCACGTTATCCAATAACATTGGATGCATCCGGAAATCATAGAGTTTTGGGTACAATTACACTAATTATGAAAAGTTTATCCGGTACACAAGCATGTAGAGGTGCAATAAAATTTAGAGAAATTCGATAAATAAACAATTAAATTTATAATAAAATGACATGTTTTCCATTTCCGATCAGTATTGTCAAGGAATTAAATGGCAATGTTTTCATATATAATAATGACACCGGTGATTTTGTAAAATCATTGTCAAGTGACATAATTAAAATTGAATGTAATGAAAACGGTATTGTAAAAGTTATTATGGATAATGGATCGGTTGAATATTTTGATCCGGCATTGGTAGTTGATACACAAATATTACCAGGTGCATCCATACCGTTTGTTGGTAATTGTTTAGATTTATCACAGTTGTTAGCAACGGATTTTTTTTTTGAGTTAACATCCGGTGGTGGTGGATCTCAAAATTTAAGTCAAGTTTTAATTGTTGGTAATAATTCCGGATCAAATGATATTGTATTTGATACAACATATGGTTTATTATTTGATAATAATTCAAGACTAAAAAAAGGAACCATTGATGCCGGTCTTGGCGGAAATAATGGTATTGCACAAATCTGTGGTCTTGGCTATGAGTTAAAATGGGAAGGTGGTGTTTTATATGTTATGGGCAGTAGTGGCAATTTAATCAGACAAAGTTTATATAATTTCAACAATGTTCCAACATCAACCGATGATAATACAAAAGGTTATCAAATTGGAAGTTTATGGTCATTGGATAATGGAAATACATATGTTTGTAATGATGCGAGTACCGGAAGTGCAATTTGGGCAATTAAATTTTTTATTAATCCAATTGAAATCCAATTGGCCGCAAGTGATGAAACAACATCATTGACAACCGGTTCATCAAAGGTAACATTTAGAACACCATGTGCATTCACATTGACTGAAGTTCGTGCATCATTAACAACGGCACAAACATCCGGATCAATTTTTACGGTTGATATCAATGAAAATGGAACATCAATTCTATCAACAAAATTGACAATTGATAATACAGAAAAAACATCAAAAACGGCATTGACACCGGCAGTAATTTCGGATTCATCATTGGCCGATGATAGTGAAATTACAATTGACATTGATCAAATTGGCGATGGTACTGCAAAAGGTTTAAAAATTACTTTAATAGGATATAGATAATATGATAATCAATCCATATCAATTTACATATTTTGATGCTGATGCACAAGCATTTTTTACTGCAAGTGGTTTGTCTGATCCAGGACAAAAGAATGCCGTAAATCAATTGGTTGTTAGTTTAAAATCCAATAATTTATGGACAAAAATGTATGCATTATATCCATTTGTTGGTGGTACGGCATCATTTCATAAATGGAATTTGAAAAATCCATTGGATACAAATGGTGCATTTCGAATTATTTGGAATGGTGGTGTAACACATACATCAAACGGTATTGTTGGTAATGGTACAAATGGATATGGTGAAACATATATACAACCGAGTACAAATTTACTTTTAAATAGTACACATATATCATTTTGGAGTAAAACAAACAGTCAAAATGCTAATGCCGAAATGGGTATTGTTGATGGTTCATTGAATGCCGGATTGAGAGTAATAACGAGAAATGCATCAAATCAAACACAATACCAAATTAATGATAATTCAAGTACGTTACTTACATCTGTTACCGATTCAAGTGGTTTTTATTGTGCATCGAGAACGGCATCAAATAGCAGAAAATTATATAAAAATGGATCAGCAATTATAACAAATACAACGGCATCAGTTGCAAGATCAACGGCAACAATTCCGGTATTAGGACAAAAGAATTTTAATAATACAATGAGTGCATATTTGGCAAAAACATTTAGTTTTGCATCCGTTGGTGAAGGGTTAAACGATAACGAGGCATTGAATTTTTATAATATTGTTAATACTTATAATACGGCATTAGGCCGATAAATTATGATTTACGTTTATTTATTAACAGAATTGCAAAAAAATGAATTGATTGGTCAATTATATGATCCGGATTCATATTTTAATCCAATCCAGGATGCAAATGATAATTGGATCATATCAATTGAGGAAGTTGATCAATGTGTTAATCCGGAATTATTATGGGTAAAAAATTTACCGTTAATTGAATATATACCAAAAGAAATATGATGCTGATTTTATATTTTATTACGATTCCATTTTTTATAAAATTTGTTCACTATTGTATTGGATCACCAATCCAGGGTGAATTCTATTCCGGCCGAATATTTTCGTTTTACGGCCGTTTTATTTCCAATAAGTATAAACAATGGGAACAAAAGGAAAATGATCGTGTATGGTCAATTTATGACTATTGGAAGTTAAATAAAGACAAGGAATTGAATGATAAATTAAAAAATATATCAATCAATGAATCAGATAGTGTTTATAAGCAATTTTTAAAAGAGGTTGAAAATGAATACAAAATGGTTGAATCAAAAATGAAACCGAATCCATATTCAATGATGGGTGCATGTCCAATCTGTTTTGGCATTTGGGTGGGGTTGTTTTGTTGGATTATTATTTGTATTTTGCATCCATTACCGATTTGGTTTTGTTTGATTGGATCGGCATCATCAACAATTTTATCAAGATATATCAATATTAACTAATGAAACATATTGAAAGTGCATTTACATCAGCATTACTAACAATGATTGCATTTTTATCACCAATTCACGGTGTATTATTATGTGTTGGATTGTTTATTATGTTTGACACGGTAATGGCATATTGGAGATGCAAAATTAAAAATGTTGAATGGACATCAAAACGATTAAGAGTTGGATTGATTCCAAAATTTTTGGCATATCAAACAATCGTGATTTTGTTTTTTATAATGGATAAATTTATCCTATTTGAATTCACCAAAATGTTTATTGAAGTTGATTTTTTAATGACAAAATTATTATCATGTGTATTGATATATATTGAATTTAAATCGATTGATGAAACATTCAAAATAATAAAAGGTAAAAGCCTTATTAAATATTTTAAAGAGTTATTAAAACTAACAAACGATATCAAAGATGATATGAAAAACAAAAACGATGACAAATAATTATTTTTATTGTTGTGTTTTATGTTGACCATCGTATTTTATACGGTGGTTTTTTTAATTAAAAACCGGTGCAATCAAATGATATACACCGGTAATTAACACAAACACAAATTTTATTTATTTTGGCAATCTTAATTGAACCAGGTTCCAAAATAACATACATTTTTCAGATAATTTGTCAATTTCAGATTGATCACGTTTTACACGTTGAATTGATATTTGTTTGTCATATGGAAATCGTGGATCATATGAAACAAAATCACACCATTGTCGATTGGTGATCCACAAATATCCTTGAATTTGCCACCAATAATCCGAAATTTGTGTATCATCCGGATTAAATTGCCACCGTAAATTTGCCAGGTGATTAACCGAGTTAAATGGACATTTAATTTCAACAATACCATCGGATCCAATCAAACCATCCGGTGTTCCACATATAAAATCATAATCCGGATGTTGAATCGGTTCATCAACAATTGTTACAGTATTCAATGTATCCTCTTGATATCTATCAACGGCAAGTGATTCGTTTTCGATACCATGAGTTAATGCCGGTGCAATAATCTGATCACGTTCAACACCGATAATATCCAATACAATTTCATCGGCATAAGTCAATGCAGTTTGGCCGAATCCGGTTCCACCACGTGATGTTGTCATAACTTTTTTGAATTGTGATGGTGTAATACATCCTATCTTTGGCATAATTATTTGGATTTTTTGGTTAAAATATTAATGGCCTCAATAACGGCCGGATGCAAATCAAAATATTGTTTTACCGTTTCAATGGTTGTTTCACCGGATTTGATTTTTTCAACAACATCCGGATATTTCGGATGATCAATTGTCAATACCGGTTTTTCTGTTTTTGGTGCATTCGGTTTAATACGTAATGCATCGGTAATTTGTCCAAAGGCCTTTACCGGTGTTACATAAATTGATATTTTTTTATTGATCCAATCCTCAATAAAATTTGAATTTAAAGCCTTTGAAATGTTTTTAAAATTGGTTGCATTTAAAATCATAGGTTTATAATTTTCTATAAAATGCATAACCGGCAATTGTTCGGTTTTACCATCCGGTGATTGTACGTTTTCAGTAATAATTGATTTAATTGTCAAAATCAATTCATTGTTTACGATGTCCCAGGATCCGAGAAAATTGGTATCTTTTAATTTTCTCCAATGTGTTTTTTCCATTTTGTTGTGTAATTTTAATTAAATAATGATGCAAATATAAAAGTATTATTTTATATTTGTGCAAATAACAACAAAAAAATATATGATTGTTTTAAGAGATTATCAAAAAGATGCCATTTATAAAATACGTGAATCATACAAAAATGGCTATAAATCACCGATTTTAGTATTACCAACCGGTGGTGGTAAAACGATTATTTTTAGTTACATTGCACATGCCACAATACAGAAAAATAATAATGTATTGATATTGGTGCATCGTGATTCATTATTTAAACAGACATCAAAAACATTGACACAATTTGGAGTTCGACATGGTTTGATTGGTGCCGGATATGGTGCAAATTATACGTATAATTGTCAAATTGCAAAAATTGGAACAATGGTAAATCGATTGGACAAATTTTGTCCAAATTTAATTATTATTGATGAATGCCACCATGCAACGGCATCAACATACAAAAAGATTATAAATGCATATCCGGATGCTAAAGTTTTGGGAGTTACGGCAACACCATGCAGAACGGATGGTGTTGGTTTATCTGATATGTTTGATGATATGATAATCGGATCATCGATTAATAATTTGATTGATAATAAATATTTGGTATCACCGAGGATTTATGTTCCACCGACAAATATCGATTTAAGCCAGGTTAAAATTACCGGTGGTGATTATAATCGAAATCAATTAGAAAATGCCGTGAATCGGCCAAAAATAACCGGTGATGTCGTATCACATTATAAAAAGATGTGTAATGGATTACCAGGAATAGTGTTTTGTGTATCTGTAAAACATGCCGAACATGTTTCATTAGAATTTTGTAATTCCGGAATAATTGCAAAATCGGTTCATGGTGGAATGAAACAATTGGAAATTGATAAAATATTGAATGATTTATATACCGGTAAAATTAATGTAATCACATCATGTGATTTAATATCCGAGGGAACCGATATTCCGGCCGTTGGATGTGTTATGTTATTGAGGCCTACAATATCAGAATCATTATATTTGCAACAAATAGGCCGTGGATTAAGGCCGTTTGAAGGTAAAGAATTTGCAATTGTTTTGGATCATGTAGGTAATACATTGAAACATGGACATCCATGTGATGATCGTGAATGGTCGTTGGATGCCGTTAAAAAAAGTAAAAGGAAATCCGGTGAAAAAAATATTTTAATTAAAACATGTAAATCGTGTTTTTATACATTTCAGCATAAAAATATTTGTCCATTATGTGGTACCGAGGTTGAACAAAAAGAACGTGTAATTGAAAAAACAGATGGTGAATTGGTTGAAATCGGAATCGTAAAAAAACAAAAACGAATGGAAATAGGCAAAGCACGAACAATGGATGAATTATTAAAAATAGAACGTAATAGAGGATATAAACCAGGATGGGCAATGATGGTATTTAAAAACAGAAAATAATGAATGTAACAGAAAAAATAACTATAACAAACGAGGACAACATGGAATTAATGTCACGTTATCCGGATAAATATTTTGATTTGGCAATTGTTGATCCACCATATGGAATAAATAGAAGTGGACAAAGACAAATTATTACTAAAAATCCAAAACATAAAAGAAAATATTTTAAAAATAAAGGATGGGATAATGAAATTCCAAAAAAAGAATATTTTGATCAACTTTTTAGAGTAAGTAAAAATCAAATAATTTGGGGTGCAAATTATTTTACTCAATATTTGCCATCTTCAATGGGTTGGATATTTTGGGATAAAGGACAAGATTTGACAATGAGTGATGGCGAATTAGCATTTACATCATTTGAAATTGCTTTGCGTAGAAAAATAATAAATAGAAATCAATTAATTGTTGATGGCGGAACACAACATCCAACACAAAAACCAATATTATTATATAAATGGATTTTAGACAAATATGCTAAACAAGGTGATAAAATTTTGGATACACATTTAGGATCCGGATCAATTGCAATTGCATGTCATGATTATGGATTTGAATTGACTGCATGTGAATTGGATAAGGAATATTATGATTCAGCAATTAAAAGAATTAAAAATCATGTATCACAACAAAAACTATTTTAAATAATGAATGTATTAAGTTTATTTGACGGAATGTCATGTGGTCAACAAGCATTGGAAAGATGTGAATTTAATGTTGATAATTATTTTGCATCTGAAATTGATAAATATGCTATAAAAGTTACTATGGCTAATTATCCAAATACTATTCAATTAGGATCAGTTGTTAACGTTAATGGATATGATTTGCCAAAAATAGATTTATTATTAGGTGGATCACCATGTCAATCATTTTCATTTGTAGGTAAACGTAAAGCAATGTCAACAAAAGATAATATTGAAATATATACCTTAAAACATTATTTAGAATTAAAATCTGAAGGTTATGAATTTGAAGGTGAATCTTATTTGTTTTGGGAATATATGAGATTATTAAATGAGTTAAGAGTTAAAAATCCAAATATATTTTTTTTACTTGAAAATGTAGAAATGGGTGAAAAGTGGGAAAAGGTTTTAAGTAAGGCTATTGATGTTAATGGTATTCATATGAATTCATCATTAGTATCAGCACAAAATAGAAAACGTATTTATTGGACAAATATTGGAATGCAACCAGGAGGATTATTTAATGATATGTTTAGTGTTATTAAACAACCAAAAGATAAAAAATTATTATTAAAAGATATTTTACAAAATGATGTTGATAAAAAATATAATATCAGTTTAAAATTAACAGAAGCATTTGAAAGACATGCAATAAGACATAATGATAAAGGAACCGGTTTTGCATTTAAAGTAAAAGATATTTATGATAAAGCAAATTGTTTGAGGGCAAATGCACGTATTTGTCCAACAGATAATATGGTATTTATTGCAAATTGTAAATATGGATTTTATACATGTATGAATTTTGGTTTTATGTGCGAAACATGTGATCATGGTGATAATTATGAAAATTATGATAATGAGTATATCAGAAGATTAACACCAATTGAATGGGAAAGATTACAAACAGTAAAAGACAATTACACGAATCATGTTTCAGATTCACAAAGGTATAAGATGATTGGAAACGGTTGGACAATTGATATTATTTGTCACATTTTAAACTATATGAAATAAAATGCAAGGAATAACATTCAGCAACCGATTAAATAAATATATCGTACAATTTAGAAAAAATAATCAATATTTTTATGTTGGAATTTATAATGAATACGATATTGCATTACAAAAACTAATGGAATCAAAAAACAACCAGGATGAAAATGAAAACAAAAATTTGTCGATTTTTTCATCAAATTTTACTTGCAATCGGCCAAAATTAAAATGTGGCAATGTTGAATATGCATTGTATCATATCGGCATCGAAAACCAATATACATATCACAACATGATTGTTGTATCCGGAAAAAAATATTATGTCGAATTGGTAAATCATCCAAAACGAGGATGGTCTTATCATATTGAACGGCATGGTGTAATGATACACGATTCGTTAATTTCAAATACATATTTTGAAAACAACATCGATGCACATAAAAAAGTTATTTCACTATTATTAAAAAAATAAATAATGTCTGATCCAATACAAATGGCAAAAACAATAATTGATGATTTTAGAATCATTTTAATGAAATCCGATTCCGAATGTGGCAATGAAATATTATGTACACATATAGCAAAAGAATGTACACATACAATGGTTGATAATATATTAAAATATCAGTTTAGATATGTTAATCAAAATGATTTATTTGATTTTTATATGTATTGGAATGAGGTAAAAGTTGCAATTGATAATGAATAAAGAGTTAAACATACAAAACGAAATTCGATTGAATTTACCGGAAAATGTTCGCATGTTCCGAAATAATGTTGGAACCGGTTGGATCGGTAAAACCGGCCGAACAAAATCCGGTGCCATTATTATTGAAAATGCACGACCATTACATTCCGGATTATGTGTCGGATCATCTGATCTTATTGGTTGGACATCAATCGATATTACACCGGAAATGGTTGGTAAAAAAATTGCCATATTTACTGCATTGGAAATAAAAACACAAGCCGGTAAAATCAGCAAAGAACAAACAAATTTTATTGAAACAGTAAATCGATTTGGTGGTATTGCATCAGTTTTAAGATCGGTTGATGATTTAAATAATTTGTTTGATAATATAAAATAATTATTTTATTTTTGGAATCCACAACAAAAACAACAACAATATGTATTGCAATTATTATTCAAATATTTTTGAAAATAAACCGATTCAAATTGACATAATGGATGTATATGTCAAAATAACAGAATTGGAGTTAAAAAAAATAACAGAAAACATCCAACAAAAACATATTACCGGCATCCAGGCCGATTTTAATGGATATGATAAATCAACATATCAACACGATAAAAAATCATTACCGGCCGTGGTTTTTTCCGGATGTTTTGATAGGTCAACAAATATCGAAAATCAACAATATGTTTTGCATACCGGCCGGATTAATATCGACATTGATCAAAATCCAAAACATGATTTGGATAAATTTTATGATTTGATAAAATCAAACAAAATACCATACATTGAGGCATCAGCACATTCAATATCCGGAAAATATAATGGATCGATGTGGATCAATATTTTGGTTGATATTCCGAATGATTTTTCTGATGTATCTGATTATTTAATCAATCGATTGCAATTAAAAATTGATGATTATAAATCTAAATTGCACACGGCATATTTTGATTTTTTTAGTGAAAATTTGGAAAACGAATTTAAAATCAAATCCGGATCATCCAAGGATATTAAACGATTGAGATATTTAAGTTATGATGATAACATTTTTGTCAATTACGATGCCAAAGAAATTCCAATTAAGGCATTGGAAATGTATTTGATTGCATCGGATAAAAAACAAATGTCTAATGAAATTATCACGATTTCAAATACTGATTCGGATCCATACAAAATTGCATTGAAATATGCCGAAAATAAAACCGGTTCATGTTTACCAGGAAATTATCATAATTTTTTGACAATGTTTTCAATTGTTTTAAACCGGATGGGTATATCCGAATCCGATGCATACAATTATGCCACATCGACATTGGGAGTTGATGTCAAAACAAATTGTATTGAATATCCTTATAAACGATATGTAAGTGATTTTGGAATTTGGAATGATTGGAAACAACAAAAACCGAGTAATGTAACATTAAATCCGGTTGTCACGAAACAACGTGAAACGATGCATTATTCAAAACATTTTATGCCATTAGGATTTATGAAAAATGATGATGGTGTACAATCATTTCATTTTTACTCAATCGGATCACGAACAATTATAAAATTATCACCGGCCAAAATGTCAAAAAATAATCTTTTTGCATTGGCTCCAATGGAATTTTGGAATATATCATTTCCAAAAGAAAAATCAAATAGTTTTAATATTGATTCGGCCGTTCAATATTTGATTGATTTGGGCAATTCACGTGGTTATTTTAATTTAAACAAAATTCGAGGCCGTGGTGCATGGATTGATAGAAATCGTATTGTGATACATAATGGTGATTGTTTAATTGTGGATTCACAGAGTTATAATTTAGGTGAAATTGACACGGAATATATTTATGAATTGGGTGAACCATTGAATCTGAATTTTAAAAATCCGTTAAAAAAACATGAATCCAAAAAGCTATTAGATACCTTACAATCATTATCATGGGAACGTGAAATCGATGCCACATTATTAGCCGGATGGTTGGCATTGGCACCGGTTTGTGGTGTTTTAAATTGGAGGCCACATATTTGGATTACCGGTGGTGCCGGATCCGGAAAATCATGGATTAATAAGGAAGTATTGCAACGTTTTACAAAAGGTATTTCAGTATCGGTACAAGGTAACACATCCGAGGCCGGATTACGTGAATATTTAGGAAATGATGCATTGAATGTTTTATTTGATGAAGCCGAAGGTGAAAACGAAATTGCACAAAATCAAATACAACGTGTATTGCAATTAATGAGAGCGGCATCATCATCGGATGGTGGATTGATTGCAAAAGGTACCGGTAATGGTGCCAAAACATACACAATAAGATCATGTTTTGCATTTTGTTCTATTGTGCCACAAGCGACATTAGGTTCCGATGTTCGAAGGATTACAAATCTTGAATTAAAAAAAGGTGGTATTACAAATGAGGAATTTGAATCCGTTTCATTAGAATATAATGATTATGCATCCGATGATTATGTAAAACGATTTCATGCCAGGATTATCAATTTATTACCTAATTTGTTAAAAACAATTGGCATTTTTACACAAGCAATAACGACAACATTGTCAAATCGTGCAATGGGTGATCAATTAGGTGCATTAATTGGTGGTGCATATCATTTGGCATCAGATGATTGTCCAACATTAGAACATGCAATACAAATTGTCAAAAAATTTGATTTTTCCAATGAACAAGGTATTAATGTACAATCTGATGAAGTACGTTGTTTGCAACATATTTTAACAGTTCAAACAAAGGTTGAAACCGAATATGGAATGCATACACGTACAATTGGTGAATTGATTGAAATTGTTGATAATTCGATTTTAGCAGAACCATTGAAATTTACATATGTTGATCCACATTTAAAACGTATTGGAATCAAAGTTGAAGGAGAAAATCTTGCAATTAGTACAACATCAACATTTGTAAATGCATCATTAAGAGGTACACCATGGGCAAAAAATTATGCACAAGTATTATCCAGGATAAAAGGTGCATTCAGAAAAAATAATACATATTATTCAGTCGGTAATTATTCACCGGCAATATTGATTCCATTAACAGAAATTTTTAAAAAGTAAAAACATGAAACAAACTGCATTAGAATGGTTAGGAAAAGAATTAGAATCATATGGAGACCCAGAATTTTGTAAAATAGAATGGCAACAATTAGATTCACTAATACAACAAGCCAAAGAAATGGAAAAACAACAGATAATTGATGCTTATAAATCTGGAATAAATTGTATTTCAGATCAAGATGCTGATTTTTATTATACAATAAATTACAAACATTTTTATCCTATAAAATAATTTTTTTACTCAATAATTTTAAACATGAAACACGAATTTTCTATCAAAAAAAAAGATCATAAAATAAATCAATGGTTGATTCTTTGTTCTCTTTATGCATTAGATTATGCATCTGAAAATATTTTGGATGATCCGGAAATAAAATTTAATACAAGAAATCGATTTAGCAATATTAAAACATTTGCCAATAATATCATTTCAAAATCATTCAGATTAACCGACAACAAGGCATTGACAAAAACCGAAACCGAATACATTGTTTATGATCATGTCGTTATGATGCAAAAATTATTCATGTTGGCATGTGCAATTCCGGATCATAAATTACCGGATTTTTTAAATGCCGTTACTGATCTATCATCAAAATTAGTTTATGAGGAAATAGAAAAAAATGTCGAACATGAATAAAATATAATATTTTAATTTTATATTTACATTGTTGTTGTTATTCCATTTTAGCCACCGGAAACGGTGGTTTTTTTTAAACTATTAAAATATAATGAAAAAACACAGTTTATCATCTGAATTTTATCCACATATCGACAATTACGATTTTACATATGTGACACAAAAATTACGTGAATTTTTCACCAACAAAGGATTTTTGGAAGTACATACACAAAACAGATTGTCGATTTTGGCCGCATGTGAGGATCCATTTAATATTGGTACATTCAACTATGAAAATAAAAATTGGCCGTTACCACAAACGGGTCAAATGTGGTTGGAACATGAGTTATTAAATTCAGATAAAAACGAATTGGCAAATGGTTGGTTTTGTTTATCAACATCATATCGTAATGAAAAAAATCCGGTATCCGGAAGGCATTGCAAAATATTTCCAATGTTCGAATTTGAATCATTTGGTGATATTTTTGATCTTCAAAAATTGGAATCTGAATTATTGCAATTTTTAGGATTTGGAAATCCTTATATTATTTTTTATGAGGATGCATGTTTGGAATTTGGTACCGATATTATTACCGGTGATCATGAAACCGAATTGTACAAAAAATACGGTCACAATATATCATTGCAATATTTTCCGGAACGTACAAATCCATTTTGGAATATGGAACGTAATGATCACGGCATTGCAAATAAAATTGATGTTTTATTATACGGCCAGGAAACAATCGGATCAGCACAAAGATCATGTGATAAAAATTTAATGAGAAAAACATTTTTCACGATTGAAAACGGTAAATATTCCGAAAAAATAATTGATTTATTCGGTTATGATCGTGTAATATCTGAATTGAATGAATTTCTAAAAAATGATTTTGTTCCACGTTATGGTGCCGGAATCGGTATAACTCGTTTGATACGTGCAATGAAATTACATAAACTAATATAAAATATTATGTATCTAACATTTGACCAGGCATTAAAAAAAATTAAGGTTAAACAACCAAAAAATCCAAATTATGCAAATACACGTTTGATTGGATTAATAAAATTAGGTAAAATCGTTGAAGCAAAACCGGATGTTTTTGTAAGAAATGAAAACGGTGATTTTGTCGAGTTAAAAAACATTGTTGTATCACGTTTAGTTACTGAGGAATCGGTAAAAAAATATGTCGAAAATCAACGTGAAATGATGAAATTACACGGTAAATTACCAAAACCAAACAAACGTATCAAATGTGTTTTTTATGATGAAACATACACGTTGTTTGATTCGGTAATGTCTGCAATGAGATTTTTTGGTGTATCACGTAGAAAAATACAATCATCAATTGACAAAAGAAAACCAATTGAAATACCAATACATCAATGCCGTAAAGATGAATTTAATGCCAATGTAAAAACCGAAATTGTAAGATTTTACGAATTATAATTATCCAGGCCGGATGATATTTTTGTTATTCCGGCCAATTTTTTTTAACATTAAATAACAACAACATGAAACACAACATCATTTATTCAGCAATTTTTTTAATTGTCATTTGGGTATTATGTCAACCAAGATCGGTTGATCCATTAACACCATCATATCATTCAATACCAATTGATATTGACACAACAAAATGTTTATCAGTAATTGAACCGTACAATAAAGAACCAAAAACAGTATCAATAATACCGACAAAATTTGAATCAATAAACGTTCAAAAATTGCCAAAAAACGTTGATGATTATATTAACAAATATAAATCAATTGCAATCAATGAAATGAAAAAATATGGTATTCCGGCATCCATTACATTGGCACAAGGATTACTCGAATCAAACATTGGTAAATCGGAATTATCACGTAAATACAACAATCATTTCGGTATCAAATGTAAATCAAATTATACCGGTAAATGTGTAAATTACCATGATGATGATCCGGATGATATGTTCCGAGTTTTTAATTCAGCAAAAGAATCATATCGTGAACATTCAATATTATTGACATCGGATCGATACAAATCATTGAAAAAATATGGTAAAAATTATGTTGAATGGTCGTATGGTTTAAAAAAATGCGGTTATGCAACCGACAAAAAATATCCGGAAAAACTAATTAAAATCATCAAAAAATACCGTTTACATGAATATGATAAATAAAATATTTGAAAAATATCCGGATGAATTATTTTTAATAGCAAATGATTTTGATGATGCAATAATCGGTTTTGAAGAAAATTCATTAAAATTAATTTATTCAGTATCAAAAATTATTCAATTATTGATGATTCATATGTCATATGATGATGCAATTGAATATTATTATTTCAATATTGAATCCGCATATGTAGGTGAAAAAACACCAATTTTTTGTAATGATTTAATTTATTAGATTATGAAATTTTTTAAAATTAAACTGATACCGATATTCGTATTATGTACGGCATTTAATCCGGTTAATAATACATACAAAAATTATATCAATCAACATATATCAATTGCAAATCAAATACAAATTGAATGTGGAATACCGGCATCAATACAGATTGCACAAGCCATTGCCGAATCCGGTGGTGGTCGATCAAATGTTGCCAAAAAATCAAACAATCATTTTGGTATTAAGGCATATAAAAATTGGCCAGGAAAATCATATAATTCATACCGTGCATATGATAATTCAATTGATTCATATATCGATCATGCCATTTTTTTGAATCAATATTATGATCATGCAATTGGTAAACCGGCATCGTATTGGATTAATAATTGCCGAGGATATGGTGCCGGAAATTATTGGATTGAAATCGGTAAAATAATAGATTTATATAATCTTCAAAAATACGATTTATGAAAACTGCGGTCGAATGGTTGGAGGAACAATTATACAAAACAGATTGGAATACTTTGAATCATGATGAAAAAATGAACATTTGTTCAACGGCAAAATTAATGGAAATGGATCAGATCAAAAACGCTTATCATGAAGGTTTAACCGATGTTATTCCAATGGATTATTTTAATAATACATTTAAATCAGAATAACATGCAAATCAAACAAACACTATTATTGATTGATGCCGGACATGGTGGAATTGATCCGAATACCGGATTATATACAACATCACCGACAATCGGCAAAAAAACATTACATACAAATGGAAAACCATATCACGGTGGTGGTTGGTTTTATGAAGGTAAATTCAATCGTGAATTTGCTTTGGAATTTATGTCCCAGGCTAAAGATGCCGGATATATATGTCATCCGGTATATCATCCTTACTTGGATACACCATTGAATGATCGGCCAAAAACCGGTAATGAAATACAACAAAAATATAATTCAAAATCATTGTTTCTTTCATTTCATGCCAATGCAACGGCCGTTGGTACGGCACCACAAACATCGGCCGAAGGTGTTTGCTCGTTTGTTTATAAATTAGGATCAGAAACGGCAAAATTGGCAGAAAAAATAACATTATCGATGCAAAACGTATTTGATGCACATGGTTCAAAACGCAGATCACAATTAGTAAATGACAATCCATTGACAATCACAACGGCAACAAATATGGCTGCAATACTTTTTGAGATCGGTTTTTTTGATAATCCAAACAATGCTGATCTTTTAATGAAACCGGAATTTCGACAAAAAGTGGTAAAATCAATGATTGATATTATTAAAAATAATGTAATATGAATTGTGTTGTAAAATCAGTAAATGATTTATTTCCTTACTTAGATCTATCACAATTCAAAGATCGAATCAATGGATATCAAATATGTGACATCCAACGAATGATTCCGGACAAATATTCGGTTTGGATCCTTATATCACATTATAAACATTTGTCACAACGTGAATTCGATAACATCACAATGAGTTTTTTAACTTATAAGGACATTAAAATTCCGATGTTTATGTTTACCAAAACACATTGTTTTCTGATTCATTATATGCCGTTTGAAGGCCTTATTTATAAAATTGAAACAGAGACATCATATACACCAAAATCGTTTTTTGAAACACATCTGATCTATCAAATAGCATGTGTTACATCATATGATAATTATTCAATTTTAGCACTATAAAAAATAAAACCGGTACCTTAATTTGATACCGGTTTTTTTATTTAAAATGGATTTTTGTTTAATTCAATCAAATCTATTTTCCAACATTCAATCGAGGTCAACCATTTATCATTCCATTGTCGACCTTTGATGTTAAAATGTACGTTTATTTTTGATCCGATGGTAATATCATCAATCTTTTTTGTATTGTCTTTGAACAATTCAAATTTGATTTCTTGAGGATATTTTTCATCCAGGGTTCGGATTACAAAATCAGATTTGATAAATCCCTTTGCATTTTCTGTTACTGATCCGGTGTAGATCAATTCTCCTTTGATTTCAAAATTCATTTTTTTATTGTTTATGTGTTTTAATAATATTCAAATTTACAAAATACAAATCATAATAAAAAATGTTAATTTAGTTAATATGCTGAAATGCCGATAAATACTGAATGACTTAAGACGATGTTAAGAGACTCAAATGCCGTTTGGTATTACGTTTGAGGTCTTTTTTTTGGTACGTCTTAAGTTTTTTAAAAAAAAATAACATACATAGAAAAAAAACGTCACATATAGGGTCAAATAGAATTTATATATATATATATATATATTTATAGTTAAGTTAATTAATATATATATATATACAGTGTTTATCGGGGTTTTCGTGTTGAGGTGTCTCTTAATTTTCTTAAGTTTTTTATTGTAATGCCGATATATATTGATTTATAACTATTTTTAATCAATTCCGTTTAATTTTATTCTATTCCGGCAAATATGTATATATAGTCTTAAATGCAATTCTTTGCCGTATTATAGACATTTTAATATCAAAACGGTATCAATATATCACTTTATTATTTTGATGGTCTTAAAACGAATATTTTATGTTTTTTTGCATTTTTATTGTAATCGTTTTATTTTATTTTTACCTTTATAAAAAAAATTATATGGGTCGATATAAAATATTTGAAACGGTTGAACAATTGGAAAATGCTATCAATAAATATTTTCACGAATGTGACACCAGGCAAAAAGATTTCATCACAAAGGATGGTGAAAAATACACAAAAACGGCACCGAAGCCATACACAATTGAAGGTTTGGCCGTTGCATTAGAGATTGATAGAAGATCATTATTAAATTACGAAACCAATCCGGAATACGCACAATTTTTTCCCACAATTAAAAAAGCCAAAGCAAAAATATTGGCTAATTTAACTGAACGTGCATTGGATGGTGATAATAATCCGGCAATCACAATCTTTAATTTGAAAAACAATTATGGATTCCGTGATAAGGATCCGGATGATGGTTCCGATCACAATGTAAATATCAACATTAAATATCCGGATTAATACCGGTACGATATGCCAAAAAATATTGACATTACATTATACAAACCACATGATGGTCAAAAACGTATACAAGAAAATCATCGAAGGTTTAATTGTATTGTATGTGCCAGGCGTTTTGGTAAAACTGAATTGATCACATCGGTTGCATTACCATTGATTGCACCGGCCGTTTTTTATGGTAAATATGTTGGTATATTCGTTGATGATTTTAAAGATTTTGCACAGTCATGGACAAAGATTATTGAAACGTATCGATTGAAATCTGAAGGTGGATTGATCGAACATAAAGATGATACATCAAAGATTATTAAATTTTTAAACGGTGGTGTATTGGAAGTTTGGTCGATTGGTGATGAAGGCCGAAAGGAAAAAGGTCGAGGCCGTAAATATCACCGGATCATTTATGAGGAAACGCAAAAGATACCATCACATATATTGGAATATCATTGGAAAACGGTTGCCAGGCCTACATTAACAGATTTCAAAGGTGATGCATTTTTCATTGGTACGGCGGCCGGTAAGGATAATTATTGGTACCGTTTATGTCAAAATGGTTCACGTAATGGTGGATCAGAGTTTAATTTTTATAATGAAATGGATTTGCCACAATCCGAAAATACATCGGAATCATGGTGTACATTCCGGATGATCACAACCGATAATCCGATGATTGATCCAATGGAAGTTCATGATGCATCACGTGATTTGGATTCATTGACATTTGAACAAGAGTACATGTCGGTGTTTGTTGATTATTCCGGTGAGGCATGGGTTTATGTTTTAAAAGATAAAGATTTGCAAAATCGTGTATTCACGAAATCAAAACCAATTGTTTGGGGTGCTGATCAATTATATTTGTCATTTGATTTCAATAAAATTCCTATGACTGCATGTGTAATGAAAAAGGTTCCGATGACAATCAACCAGGTTAACACATCATTATATCGATACGGTGTTCATATTGTAAAAGAGTTTAAAATCGGATCCATTGAACGTGGTGAAGCATCGATATATGATACATGTCATGAAATACGTGAATGGGTATTCCAGGAAACCGGAATTAAAATTGGATCATGGTATCAAAACGGTGAAATAAAATATCGATTTCCATGTACGGTACCGTTTTTAATAACCGGTGATGCATCCGGTAACAGATCAGATGGTCGACAAAAGGTACCGATAACATATTATCAGATCATCCAGGATGAATTGCAAATACCGATCGACAAAATAATATTACCAAAGGCAAATCCATTACATGCCGAATCATATGTACAAGTGAATACATTGATCAGTAAATGTCCGGTATTTGAAATATATGAGGATAAATGTCCAAATCTTAGAATGGATGTATTGAGGATCAAATCGAATAATTCACGGCAAATAATAAAAGGTAAAGGAGAGGAACGTCAAGCGGATTTACTCGATAATTTACGATATCTGATCAATACGTTTTGCCAGGATATAAAAACAAAAACCGGATACAATAATCCGGTTTGATATTAATTAGTGATTTTTAGGTTCGGCATCATCATATTTATTTTTCCGATATTGAATTGGTCTATTTGCCGTTTGAATCAATAAACCAATGGTGATGCATAATATTGCAATAATTAGAATTAAACTATTCATGATCAATTTTTTTAAATTGTAATTGTAATATTTTTTCTTTAATTTCCTCAATCATTTTTTGATTGTCGATCATTGTTTGATATATATCATCCAATTGGCCTAATATACCGGATAATTCACCGGATACATCAATTGACAACAAATGTGTTTGATTGTATTTAACCGAATCAACGACACAATAATTTTTGTTGTTGTATAGATATGCAATTCGATATTGATTTGGTCGAACAAAATCCGATTGTATTTTTTTAGGTTCGTGATTGACAATTGTCACATCAGCACAACCAATGGATCCGGATTCATTTTCATTCAACAAATAATATTCCGATCGATCAATAATTTTATGGATAAACAATTTCATGTTTTAAATAGGTTTAAAATTCTAAAAAATCATTTTTTAATGCACGTTCACATCGATCAATAAACTGATCACAATTTACATCCAATTCATCACAGATTTCATATATATCTGATTCGATGCCGTTAAAATATATTTCGGTAATTTCCCAATGTGCCGGTTCATCCGGTTCCAATTTACCACCGGATCGATCACGATCACCGTATTGATGTTTGTGATATTTACCGAAAACCACAATTTCATGATCTTTAAATTTAAATGTTGCCATGTGTTAAAGTATTTGAGTTTAAAAAAAACCGGTTTAAGGATCACCGGCAACCAGGGGTTTGGTTATTTATTAGATAAATAATATTTATTGAATATTTTCCATGCATCATAAACGTTTATTTTATTTTCCCAAAATTTACTGCAATGCATTAGTTTACATCCTTTAATTTCACCAATTCCAAAACATGCATGTACAATTTCATGTAAAATTATTTGTGTAAAATATTTAGAATAATTTTCTGTAATATATTTTTCATTTACATGAATTATATTTTTACCTAAATATGCATATGCACATGCATCTGTTTGTTCATTAACAATTCTAATTTCTATTCGTGGAAGGATAAAACCATTTTTTTTACATTCATAAATTATTTCCATTACTTTTTTTCTCAATTCATATGTATTGGAATTCATTTGTTTTAATTGTCCATTAAATGCCGTTTTATTTTTTAATGCTTTCATGATATTTTTTTTATGTTGTGTTATTCAATAGCATAAAGATACAACCGTTTTTCATATTTGCAACATATTTTATAATTATTTTACAAAATATTTTACATCTAACTAAACTATCTTTGTTTAAAACATAAAACAATATATGATATTCAAGAAAAAAAACAGATCGGAACAAAACGAATCTAATTATCAAAAATGGTTAAAAACGTATATACCGACAACAACAAATCAAAAAATTGAATTAGTTAGAATATGGACAGATCGATATGATAACAATTTTTATATCTTGAAAAATCCAGGACATTTAACACGTGAACGTTCACAACGAATCGAGGAATCATTATTGGCAATCGAATACGGTGTATCAAAGGATGAAATCGAAAATAAGTTGAATAGTTTATTGGCCGAAATAAAGGAAATGCCATGGCAAAACATGACACGTGATAAATTAAGACAATTTGTCGAATCATCAACGAATGATATTGGTGATATGTTATTCCGGATGAAACGAATAAAATTGGATGATATGTTAATCCAGGCCGCATTGTATTTTTTTTACATCGATGGTGAAAATCCATACATCATAAACGAGGAAACACAACAACGTAAATTGGAATGTATAAAGGCCGATGATGAATTACGTAGTTTTTTTTTGAACAGTATCGAACAAATATTGAAAGGTTCGAACGCTATAAACGATTAAATTTTCCAAGGTTATTGAAGGATGATGGTGGTAAAAAGAACAAAAAGAAAAAATTTTATCAATCGGCATTAACATCATTTCGTGAAATGACAAGGGAAAATGACTACATTATCACAAAAGGTAATCCGGTTGAAATGCAAAACGTAAAATATTGGATTATTGCTGATTATTATTCGGCATTGGAACAAATATTAAAAGATAATGATCGAGCAAAACAGATTGAAAGTAAAAATAAATTGAATAAATAATGGCTGAAATAAAAGATGTCTATAGTTTAGAATTTAATGCATCACAATTTCAAAGTGAAGTTGATTCGGCAATTGGTAAAATTGAGGAATTATCTGATTCCATTATTGAAGGCCAGGATGCCACAAATGATTTGGCCGATGCACAAGGTGAATTGACACGTACATTAGGTATGGAAGCAAAAGGAGTTGAAAATCTGAATGCAAAACGTAATGTATTGGTTGAAACGCAAAAGAAAGCTAATAAGGAAACGCATACCGGCAAAGTTGTAACGGCTGAATTAGATAAAACAAACAAACAATTGGCCGTTTCAACCGGTGAATTAGCCACAAAAAATAAATCATTAGGATCAACATTATTTGATGGTGCCAAAAAAATAAATTCCATGCGTAGAGCCGGAATGATGTTGGGTAATGTTTTTCGATTATTAGGTGGATTGAATCCATTTGGTTTATTGGTATCATTTTTACCTACGGCAATAGGTTACATATCTGATTTTTTAGGATTCACAAAAGAAACCGAACAAGAAACAACGGCATTACAAAAAGCCACCGATAGTATTGTGGATTCATATATTAATGAAACAACAGAATTGAATAATCTTTTTGGAGCATTAAACCAGGCAAATAAAGGTATTGGTAATAAAGCGGCAATTATAGCTGAATTGCAAAAACGTTATCCGGAATATCTAAAAAATATTAATTTAGAGAAAGCCGGACAAGCTGAATTGGCATTGGCATATCGTGCAGTCGCATCAGAAATTGCGAAAAAAATAATTGCAGAGGAAAAAACAAAATTGCAACAAGAATCAATAAAACAAATATTAAAATTAGAAAAGGAACGTCAATTACAAACGGTTAAATTTTTTGATGCCAATAAAAAACGAATTGAATCATTAAGGAGATCGGAACAAGTTGCAATTCAAGCCGGTGATATAAATCGTATTAAGGCAATTCAAGATGAAATTGCATCAATTGAAGCTGATCCATTTGGATCATTAAATGAGAAGGGAAGGGAAGCCGATAAGAAACGTTTTGAGGAAATCAATGCAGTAATTGAAACAACAAAACAAGAATTAACGGCATTGAATGCAACTGAAAGTGCATTAATAGATTTATTAGTAAAATCGGTTGATGTATCAACGTTAACCGGATCATTTGAAGTTGTAACACAATCAGCTGAAAAATCCAACAAAGAAATTGACAAATCTAACAAACAATTGTTGGAACAAGAAAAACAAGATATTTATGATCGTGCATTAGCAATGAAACAAGCCGCAGATGAATTTATTGCATATAATGAAATGTTACGTAATGAGGAAAATGAAAGGTATAAAAATGTTGAATTACAAACCGTTGATGAAATAAACAAAGAACGTTTTGATGCATTCAAAGAATCACAAGATAAAATATTAGCATATTTGGAAACAACCAATGATGCTGAATTAAATTTAGCATTAGCCGGTAATGAGGAATTACGAAATGCATCAATACAAAGTGCTATTAATACGATCAAAGATGAAAAATCTTTAAAAACCGAAATTGAACGTATTGATGCCGAATTCAATAAACGTAAATTAAATATCGAAAGGCAAAATGAATTGAAAATTGCAAAGGAACGTTTAAAGATTGCAAAAGAAGTGATGCAACAACAATTCATTTTAGGTATTGACACGGCCGATACACAATCACAAATTGCACAATTGGAATTACAGATTGCACAATTGGAAAAACCATTAACAGATTTTGCCGAAAATACAGAGGATAAATTTAAAGATATTAGAGATCGAACATTTGATTTAATTCAATCCGGATCCGATGCAATATTTTCAGTTTTATCAGCACAAGCACAAGCCTACATACAACAATTAGATCGTGCGGCCGATAAATCAAAATCGACATTGGATGAAATACGTGGTAATTCAGAGGATTTTAATGCCAGGCAATTAGAGATCGAGAAAAAAAGATTGGAACAAGTTGAAGCTGAACGCCAAAGAGCCGTTGAAAAGGAAAAGGCAATTGCATTGATACAATTGACTGTTAATAGTACATTGGCAATTGCAAAAGCGGCCGCAGAAGGTGGAATTGCCGCACCATTCACCATTGCATCAACAATCATTGCATTATTAGCCGGATTTGCACAAGCAAGATTGGCCGCCGGAAATGCATTCTATGAAGGTTCGGAATTTATTGATCCGGATATGAAATATGGTGCCGGTCGTGATAAAGTTCCGGCCAGGTTAAACCGTGGTGAACGTGTAATTACAACCGATACAAACAAAAAATATTGGAATGTATTGAGTGCCGTTCATAATAACAAAATACCGGCCGATTTGCTGAATAATTTTGCCAATGGATACCAATCCGGTGGATTGATGAAAGCATTGCAAAACGTTGGTGGTAATGATATAAATTTATCCAATGAATTGGGTGGAAAATCATTTTTTGTTAATGTAAATTCAGACAATTCAATGTTGGAAAATAGATTGGAACGTATTGAAAATGTATTAAGTGATTTGCCAAAGTATATGCCGAAAACAACGGTAACTGCAAATGCCAATGGAATATTTAAAATTGTAGAGCAAAGACAAAAACGTGCAAAATTTATTAATGATCGTACAAAATAAAATTTAATATTATGCCATTAGAGAAATGTTTACCAGGTGATCGTAAATGTGTTAATGATAACATCAGCAAATTAATTTCGGAAGGTTATCCACAAGACCAAGCCGTTGCCATTGCATTATCGGATGCATCGATCAACATGAAAAATAAAAATGCAAAACCAAAAACAAAGGATAAGAAATGAAAATTGACATCATAAAATATGCATCAGTAATAATTGTTTTTATTGTGATATTGTACATTATGTTTGATGATATTCAACAAAAAAACAAAGTATTGGACAAACATTCCAAAACATTTATTGATAGCCTTAGAATCGAAATAAATGCATTGAAGGATGAACGTTTAAAATTACAAAGATCAATTGATTCATTGCAAAGCACAATTGATATATCCGAAACCGATTTAAAACAACGTATTAAAAAATTAAGAGATGCCAAATAAATATATATTATTATTTTTAATCGGTATTTTTACACAACATCTATCCGGTCAATGTGATGCCAAATTAAAAGAGTGCATGTCGATCGTTGATGATTGTGAAATATTGATCGATAATTACAAAAAATTGGTTGATTTAAAAGATACCGAGATTGGCAATTTGGCAAAACAATCCGAAAATTATTCAGACATGTATAAATCATGTCAAATATCATTGGATGTTGAACGTGCTGAATATACACATGTAATAAAAACCGAAAAAAGAAAACGTAAATTTTGGCAAATAATTGGATATGTTGCAATCGGTACAACAATTGGATCCATTACATATGGCATATTAAAATAATACAATGAATAACATCCAAATATTTTTCGATAATAATCTGATGAATTTAAATGATTTCGATGGTACGGAATCAATAAGTTTTGTTTATCGAAATAAAACGGAATCCGGTGATTCCGGATATTCATTTTCACCGGAATTGACATTAACCGGTAATGCATATGATTATGTGTATAATGAAATCATCAACAAACCGAATCCGGCATTGGAATCAATCCAGGTATTAGTTTATGACACATGTTGTTTGGATGATAATGGAAATTCCAGGTTATTATTTACCGGATTGATTGAAGGATCTGATGTTCGATGGTGTATATTTCCAAATTGTTATGCACAAGTGACTGTGATCGATAATAGTTCGGTTGGATTGGCAATTACTTGTTTAAAAAATATAATGGCATATGATATAGCAAATCGAAGTGGTAATGTAAGGAATCGATCACGTGGTATTGATGAATTCAGAGTTGCACCGTATATATATTATTGTGATGATGTCAAACCGGATTTCACGCATGAGGCATTGATGATCATGGGTATTTGGTTTTTTATTTTAACGACACCGATATTGGCAATATTGCAATTTTTTAATTTTTTAGGTGGTGTTGATTCAAACATATTTAATGACTTAGGAAATTTGATTGTTGGATGTGGAAAAAAACACATTGCACCATACATGGATTCATATTTCAAAAATATGTGCAAATTATGTTCATTATCATATCAATCATCATTGTTTGATGTTGGTGGATATTATCATAATACGGTTCGTGTTGATATGGCATATAAACCAGGAAGCCAAAACGATCGTGATGTTGCATATGCTAATCAATTAAATCAACCAAATTTAAATGGAATTCAGTTTTTGGATACATTAAGAGAATGGAATATTGATTGGCGAATTACAAACAATACATTGGTAATTGAACGCAAAGATTTTTTTAATGGTGGATTGTGGTTTGACACCGAGTTATTAAATGATGATCAATTATTAAGTATTTGCATAGAACCAACAGAAAATAAACCATATGCATTTGCTGAATATAATTATCCAAAAGATGGTGTTGATAATTCCGGTGATGAAGTTGCACCGAATTGGTCACAACGTTCAATCGATTGGAATGTTCCGATTAATCCGGTTTTACGTGGATTATTCACAAAAAATTTTACATTTTCAGCATCACAATTTAGATTTGATAATAATCGAATTGATGTGGCACCGATTGATAAAAGATTTTACCGAGGATTTTATCCGGTATTAAATAGAACAGAAAATGATAATGCAATGTTATTGGAAAAAGGTGTTGCAAATTTTCCAAAATTATTGGATATTGGACAAACATATGATCAAAATGGTTTTATATATCGTGGATACGGTGTTGTGAATTTTTATGAAAACAACAACGGTTTATTTACATATAATTACAAATGGCAAGTATTTGAAAATCCATTAGTTGATCGTAATGGAACATCATATGATACGGCATATCAAAGATTGTTATGTATTGATGATCCGAGAAATACATCAATAAAAATTCGTAAATTTACATTATCAGTAACGGCCGATTGCAATTTATTACGTGGATTATCCATTGATAAATTTGTACGTACACCGATTGGTGATGGTAATATTGAGGAAATAACATATGATGTGACAAATAATTCATTGACAATAACCGGTAAAATTTAAGATAATGCCATACGAATTTAAAGATATAACAATACAAAATATTGATAAAAACGGTAATGATTTATTGCCACCGTTATCATTTAATCCATTTACGACACCGGCATCGATTAATCAAATGGCAATTGGTAATAGAATAAGATTAACAATAAGAATTGACGCAACCGGAGTTGATACATTTTCCGGTCGAACATTAACTGTTAATTTAGGATTATTTACTGATTTACAATTACCATTTTTAAATATTTATGGTTATGCATCACAATATTTAAATACTACACCATTAAATGGATTTTGGAATACCGGTAATATTAGTCAAAGCAATAATTTGCCAAAGCAAAATTTATTTAGTAAATTTTATTGTGATGCTACATTTACAACGGCAACGGCTGAAATTGATTTTTATCTAACAATGGATGTGTTGCAATATATCAATGAACAATTATCATTAACAAACAATGATCGATTTATTGATTCCAGGCATGACAATACACCACAATTTGCATTGACAAATTATTTACCATCAGTATATACAACATTTAAACAATTAGGAATCATTGCAAATGTTCGAAATTTTAGTATTCCGGTAAATGAAACGGTATTAAATCCTAATGATGGTTCAATGTTTTGGAATATTGAACATTCTGCACGTTGGTACAATTCAAATTATCTTAATATAACGAGTGGAATGAGATATTTGCGAGATATTGAAATTACATCACCGACACAAATTAGTAATGGATTACCATCAATAACAAAAGCAACGGCAACATCAGCACAAAATGTATTGCAAAACGTTGATGCATCATTCAATGTATTACGAAATCAATTATCTATTAATGAAAATAATACTGTAAAAATATATTTACGAGGCAGTTCATTTACTTCACCGAATCCACCAATAACAGATGTACGTGCATTGATGTTTTGTACAGATCGTTCAACAGATTTAATTAATTTTTTTGGTGATTTACAAATGTCTGATGCCGTTATTCCACAAGCGACACCAGGATCCGCAGTTATTGATAATATGATTTATACACCATCTGATTGGTTTGAAAATGTACCGAATCCGGATGATATTTATGTTGAATTTACAATAAATGGTAATTTATTACAATTTGGATCATCATATCGAATAATTTTAAATGTTTACGATAGTGCAAATCCATTCAGAGTGACATCACATATATCACCGGAATTGACTGCATCATTTATGGAGCCAATTGTTCCAACAATTAATGGTTATTTGTCAACATATAATGCTGAATTTAGTGGAAATGATTTGACATTATCACCACATCAAAGATTTAAATCATCTTTGGTAATTGATAAAACATCATATAATTCACAATTGGCATTATTAGGATTGGCCGGATCATTTGATTCATCATTATTTGGAATAGCATGTAATTTCCAATCTTTAGGATCGGCATCGAATCAATTGCAAGTATATATACCTAATTCATTGACACCACCATTAAACAATGCGAGATTGACACCGGATATGCAAATTGCAATAAATGATGCATCAACATTAAGAATCGAAGCAACATTTAGGATTGATGAGGAATATGCCGGAAATACCGGTTATATTAATTGGTCGGTAAATTTTAATCAACCAACATTTTTAATTGGCCAAACCGAGTTTAACACGGTAGAATTTCAACAAAAATTGCAAGTTGATTTGTTTGATAATGATCAGATTACACCAAATTTAATCAATGTAAGATTTTTGGATTATAATTTATATCCAGGAACAAAAGTTGATGTCATTGATTTTTGTAATCGTGAAAAAGTTATTGTTGAAGTTGAAAAGGACAATGCATACACCGGATCAATAAATCTGATTGCAACAATTTATCCAGGATCAGCATCCGGAAACACAAATATGCCACAAGTTGAAGAGGAGGAATCGTGGCAACCAACGGTTATACAAATGCCGTTATTGATTAGTGATAAATTAAGCAATGTTGAAACCGGATTTTTGAATGATGATTTTGCAACATTTGAAATATTCACACCACAATTGCCATTTCAACAACAATATTGGATAAGTGCAATAAGTTTAAAAACTGATCCGGATTATTGTCCGGTTGGATTGGTTGATGACACAAAAATATCAACACAATATGGTACATTGGTTCGTTGGAAGGTATTATCTGATATTACAGATGTTGTAAATGAAATATTATCACATCCAAATTATATTGGTGGTTTAAATATTGTAAGATATCGTGTTGTTAATTCATCAAATGTTTTGGTTGGTGTATCACAAGTTATTTCCGGTTATAATTTGACTGTATTAAATATCAATGATATATATACCGATGTATATTTTCAATTGATTATTGATGCCGGTTTTGATTATGGATTTGGTACACATACAATTCGACATGAGTTAAATGTAACAATACCAAAACCGGTTCCATTGAATCCGGCACCGATAATTCCATATGATTCAAATGCATATATTTGTACAGATTTAGGTTAATATAAAATAAAAACTTTATTTAATAAATAACAATATTTAAGTATAATTTTGTTTTATGATAATACAATATCCGGTCACATATACAAACGAATCATCATTCACTAATACTATTCGTGCAAGGGTACCAATTAGATATCCATGTCCGGATTTGCCACCGAATTTTATATATAATGAATCGGAATCATGGAATTGTAATTTATGTGGATCTGATTTGCCGTTTTTTACACCATATGTAAGTGGTGATATTATACCATTTCAAACACGATTTGTTGATGAATACAATCAACCATCATCGATATTGACAAGCGGTTTTCGAACATCATTAGGTGGTTCATATTTTGTAATGGTTGAAGTAATTGATTGTTGTGATAATATAATTACAAAAAATATTGATGATTTTTGTGATGAATGGTATGTTGGACATTCAGATGAAACCGGAAGTGTTCAAACATTTTTTGTCAATACCGGATTGATTAATGTTGACTGTTTTAAATTAAGAATTACATTTAGGAAAATTGATCCAACAAGTGGATTACCGGTTGATGATAGGATAATTTTTACCGAGTATTATAAAGAAATTCCGGCATGTGGATTCACCGAATCAGTTTTAATAGAATCAACATATTCACAATTTGATTGTGATGGTTTGTTTTATGGTCAATTAAGAAACACATTTGGTGTTGGTAATTCACCATATTATAATTCAATCCGATTATTTGGCAATGTTGAATTTATTGGTGATTCGGAATCGGTAACAGAGAATGATCGTAATGTTGTAATAAGTAAACAAATTACCAAAAATTACAAAATAATATCCGGTGTTTATCCACCATATTATGTAGAAAAATTGGCACAAACGGTGAGAGGTTTTAATGTGTCGGTTGATGGTAATGTTTATCAAAATTTTGCTTATGATCAAAAACCGGATGATTCCAGGATGTTCGGAATTGATTTGACATTTGATGATATTTGTCGGATTGATAATCGTAGATGTGATATATAAAAAGGTTGGTAACAGATACCGAGTTAATAAATTGAAAACAAAAAAAATTATCATAAAATGAATAATTATAAATTTTTAAACATGGGTTTCACCGGTGTATTCGGTGTATGTCCACCATGTGTTGATAATGAATTTGCACCGGATTATTTATGTAATCCATGTGATTCAACCGTTTATTCCGGTGGTATTGCCGGATGGTTTGCAAAAAAATGTTCATATGAATTTGCCGATATTACAGACCAGGCAGAATGGGAAACGGCAATTGCAACAAAGGAAGTTTTTGGTCGTGTTAATGGATCACGTATTTCCGGTGGTTTATCAGCACCGGATTTTTCCACAAAAAAACGTGGATCATGCGGTCAAGAAGAGGTTGTAAAACAATCGAGAACGGTAACACTAACAGATGCCGAAAATGATTTCGATTTTACGGTTGATGGTTTGTATAACTTTTTGGCTGATGCGGCAAAACATTCCGGATATGAATTCGGTTTTGTTACATGTGATGGTCGTTTTTTAGGATGGTATTCAAACACGGCAATTCGTGCATATTACCAGGTCGCAGAAACAGATGAGGATGATTCATATTGGACGGCTGAATTCAGATACAATGAACAAATTGGATCATTCATTCAATTACAATTGTCATTCCTAACATCGATTTCATCATCTGTTTGTTGGGTTCAACAAATTGTTGTTACCGGTACGGGTTCGGCAATTACGGTTACAAATGGTTCAACATTGCAAATGATTGGAACGGTTACACCATTGAATGCCACAGATCCAACATTTACATGGTCGGTTGTTAATGGTTCCGGTACGGCAACAATTTCATCCGGTGGTTTATTAACCGGTACCGGATTAGGTACGGTAACGGTTGTTGCAACGGCCAATGATGCATCGGGAGTTGTTGGTTCATTACTGATCACAGTTGTTTAGTTTTAATAATAGTTTTTAGTGATTAATAGGATGGTTGAAATATACCATCCTATTTTTTAAAAATAGTAAAAAATGAACGTTGAACAATTTTTAAAATTTATGGATGAAATTGCCGTTGGTATTTTATCACCACCGGTTCATCCATTTAAAAATGAATGGAAAAAAATATACGAATCCATTAAACCACATTTTTATGGTCAAGTGCCATTGGCATTGGATACGGCATTTCCAAATGAAGATGATCAGATTTTACAATATAGAAAACGAACATATCAACCAAAAACCGAATCACCATTGGTAAAAGCAATTACCGAATTGAATCGATTGTTGTCAAGTGCAAAACATTCGATCAGATTTGACAATTTGGAAATGCAACAATACATTGAGGATAAAACATTTGGTGATGTTGATTTGACAAAATATTTTTTTAATCTATTTGTACCATATCGTGTATTGGATCCGAATGCCGTATTATTGGTATCACCGATTGGTGATGGTATAATTGATGAAACGCAAAGAGTCGATATAGAATTGAAACCAATCCAATCCGATCGAATAGTTTTTAATGATCCGGATTACAAATTGTTAATATATAAAGGAATAAATAAGAAAAAATATTCAACATTTGCATTAGAACAACCATTGTGGTATCATATTGTAACTGATGAATTTTATGCAGAAGTAAAAAGCATTGATGGACAAAGTGAGTTTACTGTTTTATATAATCATAATATGGGTATTGTTCCATGGATCACCATGGGGGGTCGTGCGGTTCCTATGTATGACAATTATGGAAATGCATTTGTTGTATATAAATCTGATTTTAGTCCGGCAATACCTTATTTAAATGATGCGGCAATTTATGACAATCAACATAAATCGGTAATGTTATCAACATGTTTTCCGATCAAATTTGTTGAAGGTGTTGATTGTAATACATGTCATGGTACCGGCCGATTGATTGATCCGGTTAATCATGATAATTCGATTTCGTGTAATTCATGTCATGGTCACGGTAAAACATTGTCCATTTCACCATTGGCCGCATACAACATAAATCCAACAACAAACAAATTTGGAAACGACAAAGAACAAGTTGATCCAATTCGTTATTTTTCACCGGATGTATCAACCATCCAGGAAACACGAACGGTTGCAACCGAGGCATTGATGAAGGCCGAACAAGTGTTAAATATAAACCGATCATTGAATGCGGCACAATCCGGTGTTGCAAAGGAAATGGATCGTGAACCGGAATACATCGAGGTCGGTAAAATATCCGATGATGTGTATGGTAAATTACATGATATATTGTACATCATCCAGGGTTTGGTGTTTTTAGATTTGGAATCAAATATCATTGTGAATCCACCAATCAGTTTTGATTTAAAAACCGAAACCGATTTGATGCAAGAATTTGCCGAATCACAAAAAGGTCAACCGGCCGCAATACGATACGAGGCATACAGATCATACATGGATCGAAGGTTTGCATCTGATCCGGTTGCACGTAGAATAGCGGATATTTGTGCAATGTACACATCAATCTATTTGTACACGGTTGAGGAACGAAATATAATGATTGCATCGAATCAGATAACACAAGAGGATGCCATAAAGGCCACATTTGTTTTTGATGCAACAACGACATTGTATTACGAAAATAATTTCGATATAATGACAAATGATTTTACGGCAATCAATAATGAAATTGATAAGATATTGCAACCGAGATTTGAAGCCGTAAAAATTACAATGGTTCCGGAACAAATAGATTTCAATCAGCAATTCAATATTGATGATATGGATGATGATAATATGTAAATATGGCCGATTTAAATCAACCGTTTAAAATTACTGAAAAAGCGAATGCCTATGTTGAAAAAACATTAGGCAAAGTTGAACCGAAATTTGTTCAACAAGTTGTTGATTGGATTAATAAATTCAGCACAACAAATGGTCGTATTATTAGAACCGATGCGAACATTGCACGTGTTGGTGCATTTAGAACGGCCGTGGAACGATTTTTAAAACGTGCCGGATATTCAGAGATGGTTGCAAATTATTTAACCGGATTTGATGCAATGGCAAATGCACAACAAGAAATTCACAAAGATTTGAACGGTATTGAATTAAAAAAAAGTTTTATCAATACGTTTAAAACTAATGCCATTCAAAATGTGATCACGGCAATGGAAGGTCAAGGATTACAACAATCATTGGTAAATCCATTAAAACAAGAATTGTTTATTGCCGTTAACCAGGGATCGAGTTTAACCGATGTCGTACAATCGATATCAAAACAATTGACAACAACCGAGCAAAGACAAGGTGTATTAAAACGTATTGCATTGCAATCATCACGTGATGCATTAGGACAATATGATGGTGTTGTAAATGAGGCCGTACGAAATGTATATAAATTGGATGCATTGTTGTATGTTGGATCATTGGTCAAGGATTCCAGGCCACAATGCGAAAGATGGGTTAACTACATGGA